GCGGACATGATTGCGAAGATCGAGGCCGACAGCAACATCAGCGTGCATCTCAACTCGACCACCGGCAAGACCAGCGTGACGCCGTCGCGGTACGGCGACCTGTGCTTTGAGCTGGTGCTGGAGATCACCGGCGAGGGATTCGGCAGCGGAGACGAGGCCCTTCGATGGTGGGAGCAGTCTCGACCGCCGGATCTGTCGGCGTTCTACATCGAGCTGCTCGACGATCCCTCTCCCGTGAGGAGAGGGTACGGGGCGCTGTGGCTGCTCACGAAGGACGCGAAGATGGATGTGCCACTCGCCCTCGTTGCGAAGCATGCCCTATTGGAGCGCCCCGACGGCGGGCTTCCCTTGCTCCGGGCCCTGGTGGGTCGCATGGACGACGAGAGTTCGGCGGACCTCCTGCGCCTCCTCGAGAGCCGCGACATTCAGCAGGTGGTCACGGCGGCGCAAGTGCTGCAGACGACGCGGGAGGCCGGGCGAGCCCGGGCCGCCGTCCTCAAGCAGTTGACCCCCCGACTGGGCGAGGCGGATGCTGAAGTGGTGTGCCCGTTCCTTGCCGAGTGGCAAGACCCCGAGGTCCATGAGGCCGTGGCTCGGGTCCTGCGTGACACGCGCGGCGCCACCCCGGTCTTGGACTTTGCGGGGGACTTTCCCTCCCCGGTGGTGTTCGCGGCCCTGGCGAAGCTCTCCGGCTCGCTGGCGAAGAACGTGCACCCTGCGTGCCTTCGCGCGGCGCTGGTGGAGTTTCTGCCCTCGCGCCCTCGCGGCCAGCGCGCGTCGGCCGAGGAGCTCGTGGCCCTGGTCCGAGAAGCCTGCGACGGTCCGACGTACTGGCGCGACCTTCGCGAGAGTGCGGTGTCCCGAGCACGCGGGATCAATGAAGTGCGTTATCCCTACTTCGGCCGGTGGTCGCTCGCTGAACTCCGGTGGGTCGAGAAGGCGAATGACGGATAGCCGGCGTGACCCGCTCCTCGCGGAGTAGGCGGGATTAGTTTCATGGATGAGGAGTCGGCCGTGGCTCCCCTTTCCCCGTTCACGGGCTGCCGCGGGTCGATGACTCGGCTGTCCCCGCCAACGTGGGGCCACGTCCGCCAATGGACCTGACACATCTTGCCGACCGAGCCCGGCGAGCGGGTGAACCACCCACGCTTCGGATGTGGCTTGCACCGCGTTGCCCGCCTCGTTCCGTGTTCATGGCGCTCCGCGGTCCGAGACACGTCCGCCGCGGACCCTGATCGGTCGCCGGCAACGATAAGATAACGTTATGGGCGAGCGCGGCCCTCCCCCGACCCCGACGCCGGTCCTCGCGATGCGCGGCTCCTGGCGGGCGAGCCGCAACCCCGCGGAGCCGCAGCCCGAGCGGGGCCGCCCGCGCTGCCCGAGGTGGCTCGACGCCTACGCCAAGGCGGCGTGGCGCCGCCTCATCCCCCAGCTCGACCGGATGGGCGTCCTGACCCGCATCGACGGCAACGCGCTGACGCGCTACTGCCGCCTCTGGTCGCGCTGGCGCCAGGCGGAGGAGTTCCTCATGAAGCACGGTGAGTCCTTCCTCGCCAAGGACGCGGACGGCCGGGTGAAGGGGCTCGTCGCCTACCCGCAGGCGACGCTCTCCGCGCGCCTCGCGGAGCAGCTCCTCCGTCTCGAGCAGCACTTCGGGATGACGCCCGCCGCCCGCGCCCGCCTCGCCGCCCCGCAGCAGGAGCCGCAGCAGGATGACGTCCGAAGCCGCTACCTCAGGCTCGGCGGTTGAGTGGCCGCGCGTCCTCGGCCTGATCCCGGGCTACGACCCGTGGGCGACCGCCGGCGAGTGCACCTTCGACGCCGCGGCCGCGGACCACGTGGTCGGCTTCTTCCAGGACTGCCTCGTCCACGTGAAGGGCGAGTGGGCGGGCCGGCCCCTGGTCCTCGCCCCGTGGCAGCGGGCGGTCGTGGGGAACCTCTTCGGCTGGAAGCGCCCGGACGGCACGCGCCGCTTCAGGGAGGCGCTCATCTACGTCCCCCGGAAGTCGGGCAAGACGCTCTGCGCCTCGGGCCTCGCGCTCTACACGCTCTTCTGCGACGGGGAGGTCGGGTCCGAGGTGTACTGCGCCGCCGCGGACCGGGAGCAGGCGAAGCTCCTCTGGGACGTGGCGAAGCGGCAGGTGCTGGCGCACCCGGTCCTGGCGGAGAGCTGCAAGGTCTACCAGAACTCCATCGTGATCGAGACGATGGGGTCCTCCTTCAAGGCGATCAGCGCCGACGCGAACACCAAGCACGGCTACAACAGCCAGTGCGTGATCGTGGACGAGCTCCACGCACAGCCGGACCGCGAGCTCGTGGACGTGCTCCAGACCTCTACGGGCGCGAGACGGCAGCCCCTCTTCATCTCGCTCACGACCGCGGACTTCGCGCGGGAATCGATCTGCAACGAGAAGTACGAGTACGCGACCAAGGTCCGGGACGGGGTGATCGAGGACCCCTCCTTCCTGCCGGTGGTCTACGAGGCGAAGCCCGAGGACGACTGGGCGGACCCCGCGGTCTGGGAGCGCGTGAACCCCAACCTCGGCGTCAGCCTCTCGCGCGACTACCTGGAGCGCGAGTGCCGCAGGGCCAAGGAGCAGCCCGCCTACCAGAACACCTTCCGCCGCCTCCACCTGAACATCCGCACCGAGGCCGACGTCGCCTGGCTCCAGCTCGACAAGTGGGACGCCTGCCTTGCGGACTTCCACCCGGACGAACTCGAGGGGAAGAGCTGCTACGCGGGGCTCGACCTCGCCTCGACGACCGACCTCTGCGCGCTGGTCCTCTACTTCCCCGAGGACGGCCATGCCGTGCTGCCCTTCTTCTGGGCGCCGCGGGAGGGCGCGCTCAAGCGCGAGAAGCGGGACCGCGTCCCCTACACCCAGTGGGCGCGCGACGGGTACCTGACGCTCACCGAGGGCGACGTGGCGGACTACCAGGCGATCCGCCTCCGGCTCCGGGAGCTCGCCACCATCTTCGACATCCGTCAGCTGGCCTTCGACCGCTGGGGCGCGACGAAGCTCGTGAACGACCTCAAGGAGGACGGCCTCGACGTGGTCGCCTTCGGGCAGGGCTACGCCTCGATGAGCTCGCCCGCGAAGGAGCTGGAGAAGCTGATGCTTGGGCGGGAGCTCCAGCACGACGGGCACCCCGTGCTCCGCTGGTGCGCGAGCAACGTGATGGTGGAGACCGACGCGGCGGGCAATATCAAGCCGTCGAAGAAGAAGTCCACCGAGAAGATCGACGGCATCGTCGCCTTGGTGATGGCGATCGGGGTCGCGGCCACGGCGCCGCCGACGTTCGAGCCGCGGATCTGGTGGGTCTGAGATGCCGTGGCAGCCGAAGCGCCTCTCCGACCTGCGGGGCCGCAAGGGCATGGACGCGGAGTACCGGCGGCGGCGGATGGCGGACCCCGCGCTCGCGCGCGCCGAGAAGATCCGCAACTCGACGCGGTGGCGGAAGGTGCGCGCCGTGAAGCTCGCGCGGCATCCGCTCTGCGAGGACTGCGACGAGCACGGTCGCGTCGAGGTGGCGGTCCAGGTGCACCACCTGGAGGGGCTCGCGACGCGGCCCGACCTCGCGTTCGACATGGAGAACCTCAGGAGCCTCTGCACGACGTGCCACGCGCGGCGCGAGGCTCGGGAGAGAGCGGCCGGTACATGACCGATTGGACCAGTGTCCCGCCTTCCGCGCCGTCCCCCGATGCTCGTCTCTCCGCGGGGCAAGGTCGAGATGCTCCTGCGTGACGCCGGGCTCGGCAACCGCGTCTGAACCGGCGCGCTCGAGATGCGAGGGCGGCCCCCCCGTCAGACGTCGGGCATGTTGACCGCGACGGCGTGGAACGAGAAGTAGCAGGCGGCGAGTGCGCTGACGCGCATGGAGAGCAGTGCGCCCCAGCCACCGGCGCGGACGTGGGCGAGGAAGCTCGCGAGCGCCACGAGTCCGAAGACGGGGAGGCTCAGTACAAGGAAGAGGAACCACGAGCCCCATGCGTCGAGCAGGTCCTCGTTCGAGGGGGTCGAGTACTGCCACACGACCGGAGTGTGCTTGAACGCGAAGAAGTATGCGACCGCGGCGGTGGCGGCGGAGGCGACCGCGACCGCCGGGAGCGTCATCCCGACTCGTCACGTCAACGCGCCGCGTCGCAAGCGAGACCCAGACGGTGGACCCGATCGCCGCGACCGTGGTGGCCAACTGAAGAGCTGCGAGCTCCTGGCTCATGCGGCCGAGGTACACGCACGGCCATGCTACTGCGTAGGCGCGTTCGTCGATCGCTCGCGCCGCGCTACAGCGTCCGCGAGGGGACCCGCAAGATCGACGGATGGGGGGGGTAGTCTAAATCGTTGCAGGCAAACGACTTACGGCGCGGCGCCAAGCGTGCGCATATCGTCACGGGCCTGCCTATGCCGTTGCGTCAGTGGGCCCGGTTAGGGTGGCCGGATGCGCACCAACAGTCCCCCGACGCTTCTGGCCTTTCAGGAGCGATTTCGCGACGAGAAGACGTGTGAGGAGT